CCGCCCCTTGTTTTGCAGCCGGCAAAGTGATGAATCGTTGATGGCATTTCCTGTTTTCGTGCAGGATAGAAAATATTGCTGTCAAAAATCGTCACTGTCGGGAATCCAGCCAGGATTTTGGTCAATAGTTCCGGGCCTCCGAAAATCAACTGCTCATAAGACGTTTGCGGAATTCCTTTCTCATGATAGTTTTTTGCGATCTCCTCGAGCATCCTGTGCGTAGCGGGGTAAAAGGGGATCGATCCAAGTACCGCAGACCCGATATTTCCTCCGGCTTCCTTTCCGCAAAAGAAAGGCAGGTGGAGAAAATTCCCGAACGGCTTCAACACTTCAACATCGGTATCGAGGTAAATTCCGCCGAACAGCCGCAACAATTCGTATCGCAAGATATCGGATTTTATGACTGCGTTTAACCGGTCATCCTTGATCATTCCCCATGACGATGGGAACATGTACTGATGTGCCGGCTCGATAGTTTCCCATGTCCATAGGCGATGTTCGTACTCAGGACATACTCGTTTTTGCGCCTCGATGAATTCCAGCGATTCAACATCAAGGGTCCCGAAGCCGAACCATATACGATGGATGATCCTCGGGATTATCGCGCCGCCGGGCGTCGGCTTCGGCTCTTCTGTTATAACGACTCGACGGCAGGGAAGCGGCCGTTTACTCTCCGGCACTTTTTTCCCGCCTTGTGGAGTATTCTTACCGTAAAACACCGCGGCCGGTACCGACGCCGCTATTTGTGGTTTAGGCGGCCGTTTTCCCGCGCCTATCGTCTCCGGATACCATCCGCCGTCATCCATGCCGCTCCAATGGTGCAGGCAATAGGCGTCCGGATATTGATCCGCGGACACGGATTTCCCTTCCCGGCGCTGCCACCAAGAAACCGGGTAAAAAAAATCGCTCGGGTAAATCTTATCGCATTGTAAAAGCATTTTTCCGGCGAGATTCACGCCATAATCGACGATCGTTTTATTTGCGTCCTCGATGTTGTCGCTTATTTTCTCGGCGTGTGCGCAGGCAATATCGAGGAAAAGTTTGTACCCCTTCTCGGCTCCGAAAACCGCGTTTCCGGAGATGTTCGGAGTGATGCTGTCTGCGCAGAATGCTTTATCGGAAAGAAAACGATCCATGGGCCGGAGGCACTCGACGTCTGTATCACTATAGACCCCGCCATACATCCAAACGATAAGCCAGCGAGCGATATCCGATTTAAGAACCCAATGTAATTGCGGGTCGGTCAGCATGCGCGAGCATATCTTTGGGAAACGGTGAAGCGGCAATTCATCGAGGCGCCACAATCGAAACTCCCATGAAGGATTTTGCTGCATCCAAGAAACACGGAACGTGTGGAACTTCGGCGCGAAGTCGTTCGGCGTGGTCCAGAGAATATGATGAATTTTAGGAATCATTCAACGTCCTATTGAAACAGGGTTGCGAATACCGGTTCGGCATAGCATCTATCCTGAATCTCGACGCCCGGGTGAACCTTCGGCATGTCGTTCGTACGCTGTTTCCACTTCCCGGCGATCGCGTCATCGACTAAATCCGCGTAAACGCTCGGGTCGCTCCATTTGCAGATCTTCCCCTCCATGATAAAATGATTATGATGCCCTTCGGACCCACGGGGATATTTCCCGGCCGGATTGCCGACGACCCTTTCGTCGGACAATGTCCGCCAAATATATAACGTCAGGCCCGAGCTCTCCTGACGCTTCTGCGCGAGATCACCGTAGAGCTTCATAGTTTGATCCCGTGCGATCAACTCGGCGCGAGTTTCGGCCTTATTGAACACGCCCGGCCCGAGGTCTGTTTCGCTCAGCAATTCTTTTGCAAGCGTTTCGTGGCGCTTGCCCTCCCGGAAGCCTCCCATGACGACGCGGGAAACGTCGGACTGGACTTCACTTTTTATTTTCGTGATGAGGTCCGTATTGATCCCGACGAACGTTTTCATCTCCGATTCAATCCATGGCTCGAATGAAAAAAGATCGACGCCCATGACGCGCTTGGCCACGGCGTACCATTGCTGATGAGAAACGCCGTTCACAGCGCGGAACGTGCCGGCGGCGATATCCGCTGATTGCCTCGCAATCACATCGTAATCGGTGGAGAGCTCAACGAGCTGGCGCGACATTTCATCCGGCCAGGCGTCCGTGCGCATGGGTCCAGGCCGCTCGAATGCAACCATGCGTTCTATTGCCGGCAGCCGGTCGATGATAATACGCTGCGTCGCTTCCCGCCATTTGTTGATGATCTGCTCTTTGATGGCGGCACCGTAGTCGCTCCATACGCGAGACGGCAGCCGCATGACCTGCGTGCGGGGAAAACGCTTCGGCGGGCGCTTGCGGCGGAGAGAATGGAGGTCGAGGGAGTTCACTTTTCAGACCTCACATTATCAGACGTGTGCTTTGAATAGATAAAAGTGGCCCCTTGTATTTTCACGCATTCGCGGCAGGGATCAATGTCGGTTTTTTTATTTAAATCCCGACACGACCCACATCGTTTTTTGCTTCGCAACCATATTTGACCATCCATGGTTATCTCCGTTTTGCAACTTTTTTCGGTTCCAATATTTTTCCCCGTATTCGGATTTTTAATTCATTCAGAAGCGCATCGATTTGCGCCTGCATGGCGAGCATGCTATTGCATCGCGTTTGAAGCGTGCGGAATTTTGTTTCGAGCGCCTCGGTTTTTTGGGCTGTTTTAAAGACGTCCTGCACCAAGTCATCAACGCATTTGCCAATAGCAAGTACGTATCTGGCTTCTGGGTCTTTAATTTCTTGGGACGAAGAACTTTCTTCACTTCCGACGTTCGGTGCTTCGGGAAGGCTCCCCTCTCTCGCTTCCATCGCGTCCCGCGTCGCCATCGGCAAATCGTTTTGCATTCCGTTCATTCTTTTACCTCCGTTTTGGTTGCTGCCCTCGCGGCGTCCTTCCGCCGCATATTCTTGACCCACTTTCGAAACTGTTTTCCGTTGATCCCCTTCTCGGCCATGATCCGTTTTTTAAACAAGCGCTCTTTATTGTCAATCCGCGCGACGCGCCGGACTCGCTTGCCCTCGAAATCAAACGGCGCGCTGCAAGAAACGAAAACCATTTTGCCTTTACCTTTCGGCATTGGTATTTCGCTTCCCGCTTCCAGCCTGCCGACCGGCGGCTTGGGGATTTCCCCTACGAGAACTTTCTTTTCTGATTCCACTGATACCTCCGTATTGTGGGTTAATTTGCGTTCGTTATCGCGCCCGGATCATCTTCAACGTTCGCCTTCTCGGGCGCCTTGCCTTTCAGGATCGTATCGTGCGAATACGAATCGCCGCCGAAGCGATTTTCTCGGATTTCATTTTCATCCATAACGCCCATTTCCCAATGAGCGCGATCGATGTCCGTCTGTTTTTTCTTGTTGTCGAGCTGCGTTCCGAGATTATCCTCTTGTATGGCGTTCCACACTATTTTCCAGTTCGGCAATTCCTTCCCGTGGAACGGCCCGGCCTTTTGCAGCATGAGGAGTTTTATGAGGCGTTCGGTCGGGTTTTGCGCATGTTTGTCGCGAAGGCCGATAACCCACTCGTTATAATCGTTCGTCTCCTGGTCGCCGTCTTTTCCCAGCCCGGCCGCCTGAATCGGGGAGCCGAACAGCTTACGGATAGGGATCTGAACGTCGGCGGACAGCCCCATCATGAGTACCTCCATGAGATCCCGCAGACCGGTCGTCGTCGCGCTGATCCTGGTCGCGTCCTCGCCGTCGGCATCTATGGCATAGCCGCCCATGAGATGGCGCGTGAGGTTATTCATCATAATTCGATCGACGACCTCGCCTTCACGTTTCTCTGCGAGTTTCTGTGAGAGCCCCTTTATTTTCATGATCATCAACAGGAATTCCCCGATGATGTGTTCGACGTTCAGATAGCTTTCACCGAGGCCGCGGAGGCGCTGGTAGATCGCCTGGAAAACCGAATCACCCCACCAATTATTTCCAATACGAATTTCGGGCGCGACATCCACGCCGTCGAAAATCAGGCAGCGTGACTCATGGACGGAAAACGACGTTTGAAATGGTTGGTTCGGCGCGATCATGTAACATTCTGTTTCGCCGTATTTCGGATCGTCCAGATCGAGATAGTACGACATGCGCGACGTTCGCCACCGATGATACACCCGCAACTTTTCAATGTCCCTGATATTCGCTTCGTCGAGAGGTTCGTCGAGGAGCCCTCCGTCGTTCGCGGACACGACAACCAATGCTCCGCCATAGCAGCGCGACCATGACCAGGCGCGGGATAATTCCTGCTTGACTGCCAGGCGTTTGACTTCGTTCTGAATCGTGTTGTCGGTATCTCCCTCGATCGTGAACCATTTCCGAAAAGCATCGGCGACCGGCATTTCACAAATCCTGCGTCCGAGACCCGAATAGGTGAAGAGGTTCCGGCATATCATTTCGGATAGGCGATACTCGGAAGAAAACATCGTATCTTCTTTCCGGTCCCGGCCCTTGACGCCAAGCCCAACGAGGACATTTGACCACCCATCTAAATTAGTTTTGTTTTCAATTTTTTTATTTGACATTTGCAAATCTCCTTTTTTGTGCCGCCCTCATTTTTTCTTTTGTTGTTTCGCTTGCTTTATTGCCAAGTTTGGCAAGTCGCATTTTATCCCTTGCAGATTGCGGCATTTTTTTTCCATGCCATGGCCCCTTTTTCCCATAATTAGGATTGTTCGTACCTTTTTTAGATTCTGATAAAAGATTGCGGACATGTTCGGGCAAATGCTTTCCCCTGATCCAGCATGTCGTCTTTTTTGATTCTCTCATTTTTTCTTTTGCAGAATCAGAATGATGATGTCCTTTCATTCCCCCTCCGCCAAAGCCACCTGTAGCTCCGTTAGTTAACTCGCAGCCAATAATATCTTTATAAAAAGAAATCCAGAATCGTTCTCGTTGTTGCCAAACAGAAAGATCACATTGCTCAAGAATTTGAATAATAGGTCTCAACCCAACCCTTAACAAATATCGAATCCAGCATATTTTTTTGGTATGGCCAATTGTTCTTATCAGGTGCTCGTGAAATCTCTTATGGGGATTATCTGCTTTCCCTATATAACGGACCTCATAAGTTCTCGGGTCGCAAAGAGCATAGATAAATGTTGCGTTCATTCTAAAGACCCCATCGCAGACAAGTTATACCCAGTCACTTTGTCAAGCCCCTGAATAGCATATCTTCGAGCATCCATTGCGTGCGAAAAGAAATGCGTCGTTTTTTCAGTAAGCCTTCCGTTTTTATCCTTTAAATACATGAAATTTCTTTGCTCTCGAATAGCGCTTACGCTTGACTTTATCCAATGCTGCTTGTACTGATTGACCTTCTGATGTCCGAATTCGACGCTGCCGGGTTTCTTTTCGACGCCGATAATATTCCAGCCATACCCGGCAATTTCGGAAATGCTTTTCGGCTCGGAACTATCGGCGATGATAACGTCGTGAGATTTCCGCAGGCCGAGTTCCTGCATCTTGACGCTGATTTGATTATTGTCCATGCCTCGCTGATAAATGAGCTCCTCGGAATACAAATTCGTTTCGCGAATCCAATTTTTAATGAGCGCTGTCGGATCCACCGTGAACCCGAAGTCGAGGCCGTAAACCTCGATGTTGCTCGAAAGCGTCGGGAACTGGTCGATGATCATGAAGAACGGGTACACGAGGCCCTCGACCTTTCCGACGTTGCCCAAGCCGTAGACGTTCCACCAATTCGGGTCTTTTTCCTTGTTTGATTCGATGTTCTTGACATCTGCCGCTTCGAGGACATGAAGCGCGTCGAGATACGTCGAATGAATGAACGCATTTTCGTCGTACGGGATGACCTGCTCATGACACCAGAACTCGGCAACCGGGTTGAAGTCGAGGAACGTGAACAGATGCGTCCGGATATCCAGTTCCATGTATGTGTCGTAAGCAAGATTGTTGCACTCGTTAATGAAAAGGATATCGCGGCGGCCGCCCCTGCATTTCGCCGAGTTGTCGGCGCTGAAAAATTCGAGCTGGCAGCCGTTCGGAAATGTGTAGATCGAGTCGGTTTTATTCCATCGTTTGTCGTCGAACCGCTCGCCCATGATTTTTTTAAAATCCCGGAGGCACCCGCGCTTAAGGTGCGGGACTGATTCGGATACAACGGAAATGATAATGATTCGTTTTGCGTATTCTGCGATGAAAATGAGGAGCTGGATGATTGAGAAAGTTTTCGAGGAGGATGTTCCACCCTGGTTAATTGCGCGACGAATTTTTTTATTAAGATATGCATCAAGGTTCCGTGTAAAAACGTTTGTTGTTTTGGTTATCATTTTCCATCAGGTGACGGCGACGCATCCGGCGTCTGTGATTCGCGCCCGCCTCCGGCGACGAGTTGTTCGCACATGTCTTTCGTTTTCGAATCGATGATCTGGAAAACTGGCGGTTGAGAAATTTCTTTCCCTTTCGATGTGTGATCAACGCGATCAACGAAGCCGCCGACGTGCTTGGCGATGAGCGCAAGTGCCTGATTAGCTCCCTTGGGATCAAATAGCCAAATGCCCTTTCCTTCTTCATCCTCGTCTTGAACCATTTCTTTTTTATCACGGTCGAAAACCATGACCGGAACGTGCTGCATGCAGCGCTCGACGATCTCCTTTGAATGTCTTAAAACCCATTCAGTGTCGAGATGAAGACGGTCCGCTATCGGTTTTTCAAGTTGCGCGATCCTGGCCTTGACCATAGCATTTAATAGCATCCGGGAACCTTGCATTTGTGCCGATTTTTCGGCATACCCTGCATTTTTTGCCGCTTCAGTGGCATTGTGGTTTTTAATGAATTCCTGGCAAAAACGTTCTCTTTTCGGGGATAATTGTACAATTTCTTCGGGGATTTGCTCTTTTTTAGGCGGGTTTTGTTGATTTTCCATAGGTTTCCTATAAAAAAGCCGCGCCCCCGATGAAGAGGGCACGGCAACCAGAAACCAGAACGAGACGCTTAAATTATAACTCAGGATTGTTTAAATGATGGTTGGTGCTATTCCGTAGAGTAGTAGCGATAATAAAAAGAAATAGAATCGAGGTCTTATGATTTAAAGAAACAACAACGAGGAATTTTAGTTTTTGCTGCCTCTATCTCGGTCGGCAAACGATACATTGTCCTAAACCAAGGGCAGCTCTTACATTTAAAATTGCCTATAATTTCAATTTTTGCATATATGTCTGAAGGAAAAATAAAGCCGTGCTCCAACAAAGTCTCTTTAATCCTTGATAGCGTATAATGACCACAATTTTTTTGATTCATAAAATCGATAGGTCTATACTTTAAAAAATGACCCCAAAATACAATTTTTAGCCTCCTTAGGCAATGGCACTCGCGAACTGTAAAATAATGGTCATAAATAAAGTCGGTTAATTGTATTTTCATAAAATCCTTCCTGTGGAATATTTTCGATCAGTTTTTCAGCCTTATTTGCATCAGTTTAATTCCCTCCGGAACGGATATCCGATGCCCACGCCCGACACGTTCGGACCTGATTGCGTTACGCTGGATGAGATACCTCACCCAGCGCGTAGAGCAATGCATACAATCGGCCAGCGCCCGGACCGTGAGGCGATGATCCTCCGTGAGCTGAATGTTCCAGGCGTGCGCGCTTCCGTGCTTCTCCGCTTTGATAATCCCAGACCGAACGAGCCTCCGGACCG